AAAACCAGCGCAGTGCCATTGCTTTGTTGACCGACAACATTGACCTTTTGGTAGGGCAATCGAAACATATCAACATCAGGCACATGACCTTCAGGACGAGTGGACAGGTCGCCCATATCAAACCATTGAGCCAGTTCGGGGTCAGGCGTTAACCTAACCATTCGAGTGATAAGCGGCGTCATGTTAAACACCATTCGTATTTATCCATAGTCATACTCACAGTTTGATCCCCCTCACCATCTTGCAATCGATCTCAGGCTTGTATGCTGGCCAGTGGCCTTCGCGCACCATGTCGCAGTAGTGCTGTTCTTCTTTGATTGCGTCTTCGTAGTCCATCTGGTTGACGATTAAAAACGCGGCCAGCAAAAACAGCCACACTCCAATTGTTTTGATCATGCTCATATCAATCCTTTCCAAATCCACTGACATACGGCAAACCCATTGCCCTGTCTCGTTCATAAAGTGCCTGGTGATACTCATCAAGCAATGCATGCGCATCGTTCCATGTTCCTGTTGGATCTAGCAATGCACATTCCAACATGATGGCCAGACGGTGCGCAAATCGATTTCCAATATCGTCAACTACTTCACTCATGATTTCTCCTTTGGCATCGCCATCTTTTGACGCAACTCTTCCATCATCTTTTTGACCCTGGCTTTGTTCTCGGCCAATTGCTCGTCAGTCAATTTGAATTCCAGCTTCACCGGCTCTGGCCTTGGTGCATTGCGGCACAGTTCTTTGAACTTGATGCAGTTAGGCACGCGTTCTGGCAGGTGCTCGAGTGCATATGCAATTGCCTCTGGCCACTTCACAAAATTACCCAGTTCTTCAGCCCATGTGGCCTTTGCGTTTTCCAATCCAGCGTCAATGCCGTTTACCATGCCGGTGCTGTACTGTCCGGTGAACTCTCTGCCGTAGATGCCCTGGAGCCTGGCAAAGATCTTCTCAACCCAGGCGTTTGGTAGTGTTGGGTTCTGCGTCATAGATTTCTCCTTCGATAATGTTGCCTTGGTATTCGTCGTGTTTTGGTAAAAGACCGAGTGAGCGTGCTATGCCCTCTTGGTTGATTTGGTGCTGGGTTTTGTTTTGCTGGTCCTTGTTGACCCAGTCAGCTTTAAACCCTGCCCATCCTCTTGCACAGCATTCGATCAATGCCGCATTCAATGACCAGCCTGCTTTGCGTGCCTCGCGCTCAATGCCTGCCATTGCCGCTTGTGTGACTGGTGCCTTCTTTGCTTTGCGGACCGTCAGGAATCCATCCCAAACTTCAAGTGCCACACCATCAGGACATGACAAGGGCTTGTCCCTTGTTCTTATCTCTGTTTGTTGGTTGTTGTTTGTTGGTTGTTGTTTGTTGTTTAGGCTTTTTTTGGGTTCATCTTGGGTTTGGCTTGGGTTAGCGGTGGGTTTTCCATTGCTTTTCTTCGGCCTGCCGCCTAGCTTTCCGTTGGATCGTTGCTTGTCGATGTACGCGTGGTAGTCCGCAATCTCAGCGTCCGCACGGTAGTTTCGGTACCCCTCTTCGGTCAACTCAAAGAACTCTTTGAGTACTGACTCGACCACTTCTGAACCCATGCGTAACCGACGGGAAACCCATGGAATATCGGTGGGTATTGGTGATTCAGTGTCGTAGTACAGGTCAAGCAATCGACGATAGGTGATGTCCTCTTCGACAGTCAAATGCATCGTGTGCTTGATGTAGTCGCCAATGTTGAAGTTGTAGTAGTGCATCACGCACCTGCCTTGGCCTGGTCCATGATCTCGCGGATCTTGGACTCATTGGCACTCTTGGCGTTTTTGGTGCAGGCAACGCATGCCGCGTTGATCACATACTTTTCGGTTTCGCCGCAGACTTTGCAGGGCTTGCCGTTGTACTTGCGCTGGCCCTGGCGGGCGGCTTCAATTCGGGGGGATGCCACTTGTTGATCTCCATGTTGAGTTACGGTCTACACATTGTAAACCAAAACCCAAACAAGGAGTCAAGCAGTTTTTTTAGGGATGACGCGCTCGACTTTTTCGAGGGTCACAAAACGGTGGAGGTTGGCGCATTCATAGCGCCTGAGTTTGGTGTTGCCAGGCCTGGTCCTGGTTTCCTTCACCATGGTCCAGGCCTGACATACGGGGCACTTCATTACCTCAAAATGGCATGTCGTCGTCCATGTCTGCCATGTCACCGGCAGGCTGTTGCGTTTGTTGCGTTTGCTGTGGGCGTGCTGGCGCGTCACCCTTTGGCGGCAGGTCTATCTGGTCCACAGAAATGCGCAGGCGCGTTTTTGGCGTGCCGTCCTTGGCTTTGTATTCCTCGAGTTTGATCGGGCCGCTGACGGTCACGCGCTGGCCTTTGGCCATGTACGGTTGCAGGCTGGTTGCCCGCTTCCCCCACAGTGCGCAGTCCACCCACATGGTTTCGGGTTTGTCTTTGGTGCCGATGGCCACGCCGATGGCAAAGTTCAGGATGTTGTCGCCGTTGTGCTGGCGCAGTTCGGGGTCGCGCCCCAGGTTGCCGGTCAATATTGCAATGTTCATGCGTTGGATTCCTTCGAAATTTGGACGCGTACGAAACCACCGATCTGCCCCGCGTCCACTCGTGCAGTCAGTGTTGTGAATTGCTTGTCATTGATCTTGAGTGCATCAGCGACGCCATCGAGGCCAGATTTCATCCTGGCCACCAGGTTGTCGCGATCGTAACTGCGCCGGTCGGGCGGCACGAACTCGAGCACCAGGTGCAGATTGCCAGCGATGTCAGGTCTTACGGCCCCCGCCTGCTCGAGCACCATGGCCCAGCATGCAGTGCGGTACTGCGCTTTGGCGCTGGAAACTTTGGACCAGTGCAGGCGCTTGTTCGGCGACAGTTCAGACGGTGGCCATCCAAGGGTGAACTCAATCATTGACTTCGCGCCCGAAGATCATGTCGTGCGCAGTGATGTCAATGCCTCGCTCCCAGGCCATCTCCAGCAGGCGGCGCTGTACGGCAGTGGGGACGACGCCAGACTTTTGCCAGCGTGAGACTGCGGCAGGATCTCGGCCAAGGGCGCGTGCCAACTTGCGCACGCCACCAAACATGTCGATTGCCAGTTCGACAGGGGATGTGTGATTGTTCAAAGTGTTGTTCATCCCTCAATGATGACACATCATCAACAAGTCTGGAAGCCTTGATTTACCTGGGTGGAACGAATACCCACATAAAAAACTCGGAAAAGGTATTGCGTTGTGGATTTGTGTTGATGTAAGATCACCATATCGGACGGAAAAACGATACCGCATTCAGCACCGAGCGATGGCCACCTGGCCTGACAGAGTTCGCTAAATGGCTGTGACGACATTCTGGGAAAGATCCGAAAGCAGGCTTATTAACCCAATGCCTGCACCCTTTAACTGTCAAGACACTGGAGAGCACCATGACCACTATCACCACCACCCCCGCATCCGCTGATGAACTCGGCACCCTGTTGGCTCAGATTGCCACGCTGACCAAGCAAGCCGACAGCATCAAAGATTCCATGAAAGACATCGCCAGCAAGGGCGGCGCCACTGTGTTTGAAGGCGCCCTGTTCAAGGCGTCCTATGTCGAGGCCAACCGCTCGGTCACCGACTGGAAAAAACTGGCCGCTGACCTGGGCATCAGCGCCGACAAGATCGCCGAATACACCAGCACCACCGCTGTGTTCAGCATCAAGACCACAGCACGATGATTCAGTACGGCATCCTGGATGACGAGGGCGCCGTGGTGCGCTGGGTATGGGACAAACCCTTATATCCGCACATCACCCGCAAGGTGCCCCGTCACCGCAAGCCCAAGATCGATTGGACCAATTTTGAACCCGCACCATTCTGAGGAGAACACCATGGACACATACACCGCAACCGGCATCGCTGAAGGTTTCATCGAGGCAGACAGCAACGAGCAGGTCATCGAGGCCTGGCAGACATTGATCGACACCGGCCTGGCCTGGCAACTGCAAGGCTGGTTTGGCCGTCAGGCCCAGCGCCTGATCGAGGATGGGTACTGCCTGCCCGCCGAGGAAAGCCGCTTGCTACGGGCCGCAAAAGCCCTGGGCAAGATCGAATTTGTCAAGGTGGGGGGCTGATCATGTGGTTCACATCCTCACACGGCACGATCGAGATCGAGATGACCCTGGCACAGGCCCAGTCGGCCACGCATCCGGGGCCATGCGACAGCGATGTCCTAGCCCTGTCCAACAACCGCAAAATCCGCCGCCAGTTGGAGCGCATCGATGCCGAGGCACTGCGCAAGGAACTGCGCGAGTACGGCGCCTGGGACGACCAGGAACTGGCAGACCATGAGCAGAACATCCAGCGCATTCTCTGGATCGCGGCAGGCGACATCGTCGAAAACCACTTCCAAGGTCGTTGACACTGCATCAACGATCTGGGTTATAATTTCAACAGTTCACCACAAGGAGATACAAATGGCAGACATCAGCATCCACAATACCAAGTCGATCGTGATTGGCGAAGTTCGCGAGATCAATGGCAACACTCCGCTGTACACGAGAGACATCACCATCACCGACACCCGTGGCCAGGAGATCGTCATCACCTGCTTTTCAACCAGCGAAGAGGCTGAAGAATTGCGGGTGTTGCTGTGAAGCGCACGCACTACATCGCCGAGATCGAGCACCGCGTCAGCGGCATCCCGTGCTTGATCGGCGTTACCGATTACGAGGGCTACACACCCGCGTATGTCTCGGGGCCACCAGAGAACTGCTACCCATCCGAAGGTGGCACTGGTGACTACGAGATCCTGGACCGCAAAGGCTACCGCGCAAAGTGGCTCGAGCGGAAACTCACAAGCAAAGAAGAAGACCTGATCCAGGAGGCGATCTTCGAATACATGGAGAACGAATGATGAACATACAAACCATCCCAATTGAAAACCAGCATCAATGGCTTACTGAGCGGGCCAAAGATGTCACCAGCACCGAAGTGTCTGCGCTCTTCGGCTTGTCGCCTTACCTCACTGAGTTCGAACTGTTTCACCAGAAACGCGATTCGGTTGTGGTCAAGATCGAGCCGAACGAACGCATGAAGTGGGGCAACCGCCTCGAGTCGGCCATTGCGCACGGCGCCGCCGAAGACATGGGCTGGAACATCGCAAAGTTCAATGTCTACATGCGCGACCAGGCCGCACGCATTGGCTCAAGTTTTGACTTTGAGATCAAGTCCAGCGCCAACGGGCCGGGCATCCTCGAAGTCAAGAATGTCGACTGGGTCCAGTATCAGAAGTCATGGATTGACGACGGCGCCGGGAACATTGAAGCGCCAGAGCACATCGAGTTGCAGGTCCAGCACCAGATGGAAGTCAGCGGCTTCGAGTGGTGCGCGATCGTGGCCCTGGTCGGAGGCAACGAGCAAAAGATAGTCCTCCGAAATCGCGATCGGGACATTGGCAAAAGTATACGCGAGAAGACCGGAGAGTTCTGGAATCGCGTTCTGCAAAACCAGCCGCCAAGCGCCGACTACACCCGCGATGCTGAGTTCATCATCAAGCAGTTGCGCAATGGCGCAGACGAAGGTTTGGTGGCCGAGGCGGACCCTGAACTTGAGAACATGATCAAGCAATACGAGTTCGTGCGCAAAGAAGCCAGCGACCTCGAGAAGATGAAGGAACAGCGCCGCGCCGAGATCCTCGAGCGAATTGGCCGCGCCAGCAAAGTCCTCACTAGTTTTGGCTCGCTATCGACGGGGCAAGTCAAAGGCCGATCAGGCACTCTCATCACACCTGAGATGGTCGGCACAGTCATCGGCGCAACCGAGGGCTACCGCAGTTTCCGTTTTTATCCAAAGAAGGAGAAGTAAATCATGGCAACTGAACAGCGAATCTACAAAGTCACCAGCGGCAACAAAGCCCACCTGGTGCAGGCCATCAGCCAGGCACAAGCACTGCGCCATGTCGCAGGCCGCATGTTCCAGGTCGAAGTGGCTAGGCCCATCGATGTGGCCAAACTTATGAGCGCAGGCACGCAGTTGGAAGTGGCCAGCGTTGTGGCCGAGCAAGATCAATTGAAACTTGAAGGAGAGCAGGCATGAGCACCAGCACCGAACTGACCCCGATCGAGGCAATGCGTGGCACCCTCGTCAAAATGCAACCCGAGTTCCAGGCCGCACTGCCACCGCAGATCCCGGTCGAGAAGTTCATCCGCACCACGCTGACCGCAGTGCAAATGAACCCGGAACTGCTTGGCGCTGACCGCCGCAGTCTGCTGGGCGCATGCATGAAGGCCGCGCAAGATGGCCTGCTCCTGGATGGCCGCGAAGCCGCGCCTGTGATTTTCCGCACCAAGGAAGGCCCAAAGGTCCAGTACATGCCCATGGTTGGCGGCATTCTGAAGAAGATCCGCAACAGCGGCGAGTTGGCCAGCATCAGCGCACAGGTGGCGTATGACAAAGACCACTTTGAGTACGAGTTGGGCGACAACGAGAACATCGTTCACAAGCCGTTTCTGGGCGAGGATCGCGGCAAGCCCATTGCTGTGTATGCCGTGGCCAAAACTAAGGACGGCGCGATCTACCGCGAGGTCATGAGCGTGGCCGATGTGGACAAGGTACGCCAGGCAAGCCGCGCCAAGGACGCTGGCCCGTGGGTCCAATGGTGGGATGAGATGGCCAAGAAGACGGTCATTCGCCGCATGGCCAAGCGCCTGCCGTCAAGCGCCGATGTCGACCAGGTCTTGCAGTCGGACAACGAGGCGTCAGGATTCGTCCAGATCGAGCGCAGGGAGGCCGTAAACATCACGCCGGTACCTGAGGCCCAGCAAGCGCCATTGAGCCGCCTGAAGGCTTCTATGGGCCAGGCCACGACCGATGCTATTGACGCCGACACTGGCGAGATCACACAAGCGGAGGTGGCAAATGGCTCAACTACTGACGCCTAAGGAGTTGTGCGAGCGATGGAAAGTGGCCGACAACACCCTGCGCAAGTGGCGGGTGGCCAATGTCGGACCGGCTTACATCAAACTGGGCGAAGGCCGAAACAGCGAGGTGCGATACCGCATCACCGATGTTGAGGAGTTCGAGAAGATGAACCGTTTCACAACTGTCAACAAGTGAGGAAGGCCATGAGGAACAGAATGATCACAATCCTGATTGTCTGCTCCCTTGGCTGGCTCAGTGGGTGTGCAAGCAACAAGCCAATGCCACCCACCCCAGTCGAGCAGGAGTTGATTCTCGACAAACAAATTCACTCCATGAGCCGCAACGAAGTCATCACTGCGGTGCGTGAGTGTGAATCAACAGGGCTTCGCGCCGTCATGATGTATGGAAAACGCAAGGTCAACGGGTACTCGGCGGACATCGTCATCGATGTCACCTGCGCACCCAGGTAGAAAAAAACCCCAGGGCGCAAACCCTGGGGCTAACCGTCGTGAAGGAGAGTGGCAACTGCAATTGCCCGACGGGATGGAGACAACTTACGCAAGTTCAAAATGAGGGCCGTCAATGAACGGCCTTTTGTTTTGTCGGCGTCGTTCATCAATGTAAAAGTTCATCGCCTCTTCCATGGTGCCGCGCCACAAACGAATGTCTGGCACATTCCAGGCGGCGCCCCAGCGTAGTGCCACATTCTTTTCGATTGCGGCCTGCTTCATCGCATCGGCAATGTTGTCGTACAGATTGAGTTCCCAGGATACCTGGCCATTAATGTAGGCCATTAGGTCCACAGCGTCGCCAGTCAAATGCTTGGACTCCATGGTCTGGCTTTTGCCGGTGGCCACATACTGGCGCTGTGTCTCGATTATTCGCAAACCTTCAGTCACACCGAAGTCGACTGTCGTGATCTCGATTGCGCGAACCACAACATCGACCAGTTGATCTTTGACGCCATCGAGGCGCTCAATGCTTCGCTGTGAAAGTTTGAAACTCATGATCAATCCTTGTCTTTTTTATTGGCCCGCATGTCCATGATCTTTTCAAGAGTGCGGCCACCAAAGTAAAACGACATGATCAACATACCCCACTGACCAAGCAACTCAACATACTTCTCGTTGGCGCTGACGCCGTAAGCAGACATCATCGCAAAGATGAAATAGGCCAACAGAATGAAGATCAGCGTCATAGGACGGATGTTTTTTGACAGCCAAGAATCGCTGGCCATGTCGGCCTGCTGGCGCTTGGTCAACTCCTGGGCCTCGATGTTGTCAGCATTGAGTTCTGCCAGGCGTCCCTCTTGTTGCATCTTCAAGAGTTCTTGCTGTGCTTTTGCTTTGGCTTCTGGGTCTGGGATAAATTTATCCAGCACCTTCATGCCGACATCAAATAGTGCTGTAAGGGGAAACATAATTATCCTTTCTGAAAACCACATTTGCCGCCGCACTGTTGCACAGCGTCGTAAACAAACCAGCCCATACCACCCACCAGAATCGCCAACAAAAGCAAAGCCAGGACAATGGTCACTACTTCGTCGATCTCTTCTTTGCGACGCTTCTCTGCTTCTTTTGCCCGGCGTGCATCATGTGCCATTTCTCTATCTATGCTGGCGGCACGAGCCACGATCTTCTGCCACACATCCATCTTGTTGCTTTGGAAGAAAAGCATTTTTACTTCTTCTTCAAAAGCCCTGGCTTGTTCAATTGCAAGTTCTAGTTCAATGGCTTGACCCATCGCACTACCTTTAAAACCTTTGGTCTTCGACTGCTGAAGAACCTTGATCCCGTCCGCCTTGGCTGTGAAAAACTTGGAAAGTACAGGCCCAAGAGATTCCACATCCTGCACGGTTTTAGCGGCAGTCTTAACCAGCTTGACAGCCGTTTGTATTGCGGCAAGTGCGGTAAATGGATCAATCATTTTTTTACCCACTCATGGCAAACAACTTTTCTGTTGTAAACATCTCCTGTCCAGGACCAGCGCACGCACTGGTAAACAATTGCGGGAGGTGGTGGAGGTAATGGTGTAGCGTCAATCATTACCTTACCTTTTTATTCCTTGTCTTCCTTGTTCTCGAGTTTTTTAAAAATCAAACCAAGGGTGTTGTCAATCTTGTTGAAGCCTTCCTTCATGTCTTGCTTGATGTCGCGGACGGCTTCTTTGAAATCATCCTTGCGCACATAGACCTCGGGCAGGTCACGCTCGATTTGACGAATGTCGGATTTCAGTTCTTTGATTGCGTCCCAGATAACTTTCAAGACCCAGCCCCCTAAAAATCCGCAAACACCTACAACCCAGTTGAACAGCGTCTGGTCCATCGCCTAATCCTTTTCTTATGGCTGTACTTCAGGGACGGCGTCCCAGGCCTGGGTTGATTCATTCCATGTGTAGCGACCACCATCAGTTGGCATTGCAACCGGCGCGTCCCACAAGCAGGTCTGCTCATCAAGCACCCACGATGCGTACGGCTTGGGCGGAATAAATGCATCACGCTGTGCGTCGTACGAATAGCCGATGCCAGCGTAGTTCTTGCGCAGAGCCTTGCTCTGATCAGCAGAAGGCTCGCCAGTCTCTGGGTTGTAGTGAACGCCACCACGCGTGTTGTATGAGGTTTGAATCCATTGACCAGGACTTGAGTCCACAAAGGTGTCAAAGAATTCTGGTTCGGCAACGATGACTTGCTCGACGATGCCGTTGTTTACTTTTGCAAAATGTGCCATGTGCTTCTCCAATTAAATGTTGATGATGTTGTAGCGAATAATCACAACTCCAGATCCGCCATTGCCACCAGAGGCATCTCGATGTCCACCGCCACCACCGCCACGATTTGTCATTCCTGATTGAGCAGGATTGGTTCCGCCTGCGCCAGAACCAGTTCCTCCTACTCCAGAGCCGCCAGCGCCACCCGTGTTTGCAGTGTTGCCGCCACCACCGCCACCACCGCCAGCGTAAAACAACGCTGTTCCACTGATCGAAGATTGAATGCCAACACCACCAGCGCCACCTTGATTGGTATTTGGGTTGGTTTGCCCAGCACCGCCAGCGCCGCCACCACCACCGCCAGCCCAGTCAGCACCGCCCTGGCCGTTACCTCCAGAATTACCTTGGCCGGAGGTGCCAGAGCCTCCAACGCCGGTAATAGTATTTCCTGTTCCGTTTGCGCCGCCACCACCAGATCCGCCAGCAATGCCGTTGGGGCTAGTTAGATTTCCTTCACTAAAAGATCCACCACCACCACCGCCTATTGCGGTTAAACCAGGATATGACGAGTTGGCACCATTAAATCCAACAACACCGCCAGCAGTTGAGCCTGCACCGCCAGCACCAACAATAATGCTTGAAGTCCCTACGCTAGTTGATAGCGACCCTTGCAATAAACCACCAGCGCCTCCACCTCCGGCGTGTCGACATCCACCGCCAGCACCACCAGCAACAATCAAATATTCTGCTGTCGTGCTAAACCCAGATGGGACAACAAAATTGTCAGAAGAATTGAATGTGTGAATACGGTAATTGCCAGATGTCGTTATTGTTCCGCCAGAAGGCAAACCTTGTACTGTTTTTGTAATTGCGTTTGCACTGCTAGTGCCATCAGCATTTATTACCATGACTTGAATTGAGTCACCAGCAGTCTGGCCATATACAGCCGCAGGCACTGCAATAGTCGCAGAACCAGATGACACAGCAACATTATTCACATCAGCAACAGTTGAGCCGTTTTCCAGAAAGCGTACGGTAATTGTGCTTGTGAAATTTTGACCAGCAATAACAAGATTTGAAACAATGCCAGCGTAAATTGTCCCTGTTGCAGACAGAATAGATGGCCGCGTCACAGCATTCCAATTTGTTCCGTCATAAATTTCAACAGATCCAGTATCAGTGTTGAGTCGTGTCCATCCAAGACCAGCAGATGCTGGGCGTTGCGCAGTTGTGCCAGCGGGCATGTCAAAAGCGCCGGTGTACCCAGCACTTGTGTCCTGCCCCATCCTTGCCATGTTTCGTGCTTTGCTCATATCGATTCCTTATGCCGTGAATGTGCCGGACGAAGTGAAGGTGTGGTAGGTGTAGCCGCCGGATGATGTGACTGTGCCGCCTGTTGCGCGTTGAGTCCCAAGATAACGAATAACAACAATTCCAGATCCTCCAGTTGTCGCTCCACCTTGAGATACGCCGTATGCACCACCACCACCACCAGTGTTTGCGGAACCCGCTGTAGAGGTATGGCTGTTTAATGTGCTTGCACCAGTTCCTCCACCGCCAGTTCCTCCTGCGCCTGCGCCAGATTGCGCAGTGTTTCCTTGGTAGGTTGATCCACCACCACCACCTCCACGGGTAATTCCGTCATACCAAGTAGAACCAGCACCACCGGCTCCGCCTTTATTGTTTACTGAACTGACACCAGTTGCTGATGCACCGCCTCCGCCAGCGCCAGAATCACCTGCATTACCAACTCCGCCAGCATTACCTTGGCCAGATGTGCCAGAGCCAGCACTACCACCAGACTCACCGCCGCCACCACCAGATCCGCCTGATTGACCAGCAGTGCCTGCTGAAATACCACCGCGACCACCACCAACAGCAGTTAAAGAAAAACCAGTTGAATTGTTGCCATTGCTATTTGTTGAACTACCAGCACCGACCACAACAGAATATGCTGTGCCAGAACTTGCTGTGTATGAGCCAGACAAATATCCTCCAGCACCACCACCACCAGCGCCACCATTAGAACCGCCAGATCCACCAGATCCACCACCAGCAAGAATTAAATAATCAATCGAATATTGCGATTGATCACTAAATGGAATCCATGAGGAAGTTGGTGCGTTGTACCACTCCGGCGATCCTGTTGTAGAGTTCATGCGGTACATACCAGAAGCAGGAGTGCCAGGGCGTTGTGCAGTTGTACCAACCGGCATCATCATGTAACCAGTGCTTGTGTTTGCCTGGTCAGAAACTTCAGCAGGAGTGATGTCTGCAAAAGTATTGTCGCCTCGCAATGCAGTCGCGGAACTGCGCGTGCCAGTCGCATTAAGTTTGCTGATGTTCACTGTGTTGTCGTCAAGGCCAGAACCATTGAACGAGGCCACATTGAATGTGCCAAACGCAACGATGTAGAGTTCATCATTGAGTGCCGCGCCAGAGCCAAGCACAATGCTGGTACCGGTCGTCGCTGTGTAGTCTGTTGGGTCCAAGTGGACGCCGTTGAGGTACACATCAACAAAGCCTGCGTCGTAGGCCATGGTGTTGCCGTTGCTGTCAGAGCCGGTGAAGGTTGTCTGGCCAGCAGTGGCAATGTAGCGGAAGCGTCGGCTGGTGCCGTTCACGCTCGAGCCAGCAGGCACCCAGCCCGTGCTCGCGTACACGAACATGGCATTTGACACGCTGTTGAAATACAGGTCACCAATTTGCAGTGCGCCACCATCGTTGCGCAGTGTTGGAGGCGTGCTCTTCGCGCCCTGGTATACATCGGCAAAGTTGCTGATGTCGGCCACATTGGCGGCTACGATTGGAATGTCAGATGCAACACCAGCCACAGTCGTGACATTCGACGATATACCTGCGACCGTGGTGACATTGCCAGAGATACCAGCAACCGTCGTGACATTCGCGGCCACGCCTGCGACAGTGGTCACATTGGCGCTGATGCCTGCAACTGTGGTCACATTGGGCGCGACACCTGCAACAGTGTTCACATCACCCGCAATACCAGCAACAGTCTGAACGCTTGCAATATTGGTGCCGACTGAGTTGACATTGGCGATGCTGTTTGCAACCGTGTCGATCTCGCTGACAGGCTCGTTCAGGTCATTGGCAACAGTCGTGATTGCGGCGATGTTTGTCGCGGCAGTATTGATGTTTGTTGAGTTCGTCGCAACAGCATTGATGTTGGTGCTGTTACCAGCCACAGCATTGATGTTTGTCGCGTTGCCAGCAACAGAGTTCACATTCGCAATGTTGGTTGCGGTTGTGTTCACATTGGCGATGTTGGTCGCCACAGTGGTGATGTTTGCGTTGTTGCCTGCGGCAGTGTTCACGCTGGCAATGTTGGTGCCAACGGTATTCACATTTGCGATGTTGGTGGCCACAGTATCGATCTCAGAGACAGGCTCATTGAGATCAGATGCCACCGTGTTAATGTTTGCAATGTTGGTCGCCGCAGTTACCACGCTGGCGCTGTTGGTGGCCACGGTCGAGACATTGGCCGAGATGCCAGCCACGGTTGTCACATTGGCCGAGATCCCGGCCACGGTATTCACATTGGCGATGTTCGTGCCAACAGTGTTTACATTGGTGATGTTGGTTGCAACAGTTTCAATTTCTGACACTGGCTCGTTAAGATCCGCCGCAACTGTATTGACTGACGCGATGTTTGTACCAACCGTAGTCACATTTGCAGACACACCGGCCACGGTGTTCACATTGCTGATGTTGCCTGCAACGATGTTGACATTGGCGATGTCGTCTCCGACATTGTTGACATTGCCCACATTGTTGGCGACGGTGTCGATGTTGTCCGCACTGTCAGCCAGACGAACAATGTCGGCCACCAGAGACGCGGCATCAGCAGAACTCGTGATCGGCAACAGGGCCGCACGGTCCAGGCCTTCTTGCAACTGCTGGATCTGAATCGTTGCGCGGTCCAGGGCGTCGGTGATCACCTCAGGGTAAAAGCCGCCCTGGTTTGTCAGGTCGGTCGGCTGAAGGTTCTCGATGTCCGAGGTGATGACCAGGTTGAAGCCAGCCGCCAAAGCGCCAGCAGTCAGCGTGATCGTGCCGCCTGGGTTTGAGTTTTGGTCTTCATTGACTACGGCAGTGAAGTTTGTGCCGAGCGTGAGCACCGTCTCCACATTGGTGGCAACGGTGAGTCTCACGACTTCCAGGTCGGACGCCTGGAAGACCTTGAAGGTATAAGGGAAAGTCGCGGCTGTTCCGTTACCAATAAACGGACCGGCTTTCCGGCTATTTGAACTGATGGTCATGGACGGAACTCCTGGACGATTGTGAAGAGACTAAGCATTCTGAATGTGGATACGGGTACCTTACTGTCTCGAAGACTCGCTCGCTTTGCCTGTTGCCAGGCCGCGCAGATAGTCAACATCAGAGGTGGGTTTAATCTTGCCGCGCTCGACATCGATCGCATATCCGATCGGTCGGCCAAGCACGGTGACGGGGATGCCGGTCGACAAACTGATCATGGTCAAAATGTCTCGGACATTCTTACCGGTGACCTCTTTTGTCGGGTCGGCAATGTTGATGCCAGCCTTGACCACACCAATTGTCGCGCCCTCGAGCGTTGAGACAGATGGGCTGGTGGTCATGCGGTCATCGTACGGCTTGTTGTTGAACGCGTTGAACGGCACGGTCGCGGCGGTACCAAACGGCACCAGGGCCACAGCACCACGCAACTGGGAGCCAAAGAACCAGGACATAAAGACATCCATGTAACCGTCGTCGTCTTCGTCGTCCCAGCCACCGCCCAGCGTGCGCACAATGGCGTCAGCGGCCAGCATAGGCAAGCCAAAACCGAGCAGGTAGGTCATGAACAGTTTGCCCTTGTTGCCGCGCCAGCCCATGTCTCGGAAGATCTTGATGTACTCGTTGGCATTCAAGTTTGCGATCATGTTGAAGTAGCCAGAGAACTGGATCAGCGTCTTGTAGAACGGCGATCCAACCTCAAACGCGGACAAGTCTTCAGGCTGTAGGCTGGACTGCGTCATGCGCACTGCGGCGTCTGCACGCTTGATTGCCTCTTTGCTTGCGGCCTCTTCGCCTACATCGACGCCAAGTTCTGCGACGGTCTGGTTGTACGCGCCAACCCAGGTGACCACATCGACAAAGTTCTGGAAGGCCTGTTGCAAAAAGTAGCCGTGCTTGTTGGACCACTTTTGGATCTTGTCAAACTTGGTCGGGTTGATCAGCAGGTCATTCATCATGTCCTGCACTTCAACCATTTGATTGCTCATGCGGTCGGCCATGAATGGCGACAACTCAGCAACAAACTCAGCCTGTGCAGTCGGACTCTTCATGTAGTCAGCCAATGACGACTTCATGTATTTGCCCTGCACTTTGAGCAATGCAGGGAAGAAGCCAGTCACCTGTTGCAACGCGTTGGTGATGTTGGCAAACATGATGCCGATGCCGGTGCGGTTGCGCACAGCACGCCAGAATGTGTCGATGCTCTTGTTCATTCCGACCTCGCTCGTGATCTGGCGAGCAGAACGGTTGAGCCAAGGGATCAGCATGTCTTCGATCACAGTCGGATCAATGCGTGTGAGCGTGTCTGCAAAGTCGCGTTTGCGCAAGATCTTGAGCGTGTCGCGGATTGTCGGCTGGACTCGAGCAAAGCGGATCACATCATCGATGTGCTTGGCCATCACGCGAATGTCCAAAGACAGCGGCTTGTTGTATTCAACGCGGCCCATTGTAAAGCCTGCGCCAGTGCTTGGCATAGCGTTGCGGAAGTCGGACTCGAGTTCCTCCATCTTTGCCTGGCGCTGGGCGTCGCGAACTATAAACGGGTCAGTCTTCGCAGGAACATAGCCGCCGCGATATGTGCCAAACGGTGTGACAACTGGGCGAGCCTCAACTTCTTTGAAGTAATACCCGAAGATTTCTTTATGCGCCTCTTGCGCCATAGGTTTGAGTTCTTCATTGAGATCCCATACTGCTTGCACGAAATCAGTGTCTGCTTTGGTCAGCACACCCTCATCAAACATGCGGTTCATGAAAGTATTCCAGCGCGAGGTATCAACGGAGCCGTCCTCGTTTAGTTGACCCCAGCCACGACCAACAAGCAACTTCTTCATGTTGCTGTCGTTACCGATGTGCATCAGTGCTCCAAGCACCTCGGCTTTGCCGATGCCACCGTTCTCATTGCCGAATGTGTAGTTCAGTTCTGGCGCATTGATCTTTTGAACTGGCAGATCCAGTTTGCTGATCATGTCGACATAGTCCTTCACATAGCGGTTGCGGTCTACGCGGTACTGATCGAGAGCGGCACGCAATGGACGCCAGATGTAATTGGTAAACGGTCCAGGGCCAGCGGCACCATCGGTCGCATCAGCCCAATGCTCGACCTTGCGGGTCAATGCCTTGGCGTTGTAGAGGGCGCGAATGGCCTTCTCTTTTTTGCCAGGAGCCATGCGCTCACCGGCAACCTCAAGCGGCACGCCGATTGCCTCAAGGCGACCAGTCAGTTCTCCAATAATCGAATCCAAAGCCACAGCCTTGCCTTCAATCATCACCTCGTTGTCGCGCTTAGATTGGAACCACAACGCGTCGACAATTTCCTTCATGTCACGGAATTCGTTGAGCGTGAGTTTCTTGTAGTTGCGCGGACCTGCTGTAGCCTCGAGGAAGATTGGCTCGATGTCGGCGTACAAGTCAGGGTTGTATGCTTTAAGTTGCTCGACAAACTTTGCAGGCTCAACATCACGCGGGCCAAGGCCGTAGTGGCCAAGGATGAAGCGTGCGGCATTGACGAGATCAATGTTGCGGTTCTTGGCCATCTTTGCATCAGCCTTAAAGATCTTGGCAAAACCTTCAACGGCTTTGTCGATCTCTTTGCGTGCATTAACAGCCTCAAGCGCAAGTTGGTTGTTCAGCAGTTGGTTTTGTTTTGCGCGTGCGGCTTCAGTTGTCTTGCCTGCTTTCGATGCTTTGATGCTTTCCTTGGATGCGCGGGTTTCAGCCAGGGTGTAATCACGAGGACGAATCTCGTTGATCACCTTGTTGCCGATAAGTGACTTGGCCGCAGTCTTTGCGGCTTGAATCATCAAGCGAGCAGGCTGTGTTGCTTTGGTCAAATAACGCAACTCAACTGCCACAAACCTGGCGCGTGCTTCGTTGTGCAATGCCTTCTGCACTTCGAGTTCGATGCTGGCCGGGTCCATAAGGTCGGCGTATTCATCTAGCATACGGGCGTCGGTTCGCATGTCAATCTCTTCCTTGATCGGACGAGCATCAAGCAATGACCGAACAAGTTGATCACCAGAGTTAAAACCGAACATCGATGCCACCATGTCAGGTGACAAACCATCTTCGGCCAGCATGCCGTATTTGCCATAACCAAGTTTTTTGAAGTCTGGGGCAGGCGTCAGTGTTTCTTTGCTTTCTGGGTAGAGAGCCTTGACATCTGCGATCTTGAGTTTTTGACCGCCTAGCGTACCGATTTCTTCGCCGTTTTCATCGACAAAAGTTCCTCGCTTCAGAAACTCCATGACCTTGTAAACACGGTCTTCTTGGACTTCTGCGGCAACCTCTTCGCGCACCCCCTTGCGGATGTCTGCGGTCTTGGCTTGCATCTCCTTGAGCACACGCGAGCGTGCATTGCCAAGCCACTTGAGTTGGCGTAGGCTGGCCTGAGTCAGTTCGGTGACCGATGCTTCTGTCGCTTCGGCCATCATGTCTTGATACGCGGCCCACTCTTCGTCGGTCATGCCAGACTCTTCTTGAGTCTGGAACATTGGAACCATTGAGTTGACTGCTTCCGACTGTTTGATTTGCGCGTCGCTTGCCAGCATGCGGTCCATCACCTGGCGAACTTCGCCGGTCAGGATTGGCAGGTCTTCGCCGTTTTCTTGGCGGTAGATTGCATTGAGTTCTTCACGGATTGACCCGTAAACTGCTTTCAACCAATCAGAAAATTTCTTGAAAATGGATTGCATTTTCACGCTTGGGGCTTTGCCTTCAAACAGGTAGATCTCGTAGTTGTAGGCCCATGACTCGTGGTACTTGCGTTGCTCATCAAGCGACAGCGCGTTCCAGGTGGCCAGGTCTTTGACGCCGAACCAGTCGAGGACCGTCTGCATGTCTTCCTTGTTTTGCTCGGTTGCATCAGGGCGCGATGCCATGTCGGCGTAGACCGTCAGGAAGAAGTGCGCAGTCTCATGCAAGAAGGTGGACATGTCCGTCCTCTCGTTGAGAATTGTGGTCAGACGCTTTGGATCAAAACCGCCGCGCTCTTGCTGGCGCAGTGGCTGTGCCTTTGCCGAAGGCGGAAAGAACTTGGCCACCGCCTCGGCATCGGCATCGTCAAATGTCAGGGTACCGGAACGCAGTTCAGCCGATGGTGCCGCCGCCTTGATTTCAGCCTCCTGGGCCTCGAATTTGCGGATCTCTGAGGTGAGCATGGCATACCGGCGTTTCGTGCCCGCAGGGGGCGTATACGCGCCAGCGGCAGGCATCGAGTGCATGCCGTGTTGCTCAACCGGCACGCCCTTGTGTTGTGGGCCGAGTAGCACGGCCACACCTTGCTCGCCCTGGGCGGCGGGGATATAGACGCCATCGAACCCGGCATCGATGATCGCGGACTCGACATTGTTGAACCACATGCCACGGTCATCTCGCCCCATGGCCGAAGCCTGGGCACGCAGGCCAAGCGGATCAGCCGACGCGTCGTAAAGGTTGTCGAGGTAGACGGCATGCACATTGCCTCCAACACCAGCCTCAGGGCGAATGCCGTTGCCGGTGTCCACATAAAAGTGGACGCGTTGTGATAGGCGAGGATCAGCGCCAGCCAGACGGCCAGCCTCCGCGCCCTTTAAGCCTGTTCCGTAGGCGAATCCGGCAACACTATCCCGAGGTTGTTTTGAATAGTGGATGCCAAGGACTGAAGTTGCTCCATCCCTGGCTGTCCCATATCGTTGGGCAACATTGAGATCGCTTGCTCGTAGGCGTTGAACGCCGCCACCTCCGGCTCCTGATTGGGCAAAGACTGCGGGTTTTCCATAATTTTCCTTTCGTGTCTTGAACCGCTTTACAGCGCGGTTCTGCTCTGCGACAGCATCGTCGTAACTCTTGGACCGCTTGCCGTCTGTGATCTTGTGCCAGCCATAGTACGACTGGTCCAGGGCCATGAAAACGACATTGGGTTCACCGTTGTTGAACTTCTTAAATGCTTCCTTGTTCCAGCCTTCGGGTGCCTGGGTGTCATCCCAGGGTAAACGCGAAGACGCCACGAATCCATGGGCCGCATAGAACTCCGGCAGGATCGTCTCGAATGCATCGAGTTTGGTGCCTCCTGCGGCAACTGCCACCTCCATAACAGAGCGGCCAGCGCCAGCCTGCGAGAACACCGAAACGATGTCGCCATCAGGCTTGACCGCCACACCAGACAGGCCGTCTTCGGCCAAGAACAGGCGCATGCCTTGGTAGTCTTCGACTGGGTAGACGAAGACAGCCGCGCCCATGTCGCCACTGGCTTGCTTGCTGGATGTGATGGCTTCAGAGAATCGTTGTGCATTCTGTGCGTTGCCTTGCTCCAACTCGTAAAACTTGGGCACCTTGATACCGTTGTTGCGGTACACGCGGGCCAGGCCTGCGCCTGCTTTCCATTCTTGAGAGTAGGTGACAAGTTGGCTTTTTAGAACCCGAACTTTTCCGCCATCTCCACTACTTCTTGCCGTGTAAGACCAGGATTGTTTCTGATCACCGCTTCGATTGGATCTTGCAATTCTGGTTGCGACTGCGCCTGCGAAGAGGCGTTTTTCTCTTTGAGTAAAGCCTCCAGTTTCGGCCTGCTCCCCTCCAGCGATCTGAGTTTGCTCATCCTGTAGTCGTGCTCGTCTTGCGCGTTCATCTTTAGACTCCTTCTTCAATGCGTTGTTGATCTTCCGATCGGAAATGCCTAGATCACGCGCAACACCTGCGGCGGCATTGGCGTAGTCTGGGGCATCTTCATCACTATACCCATCTGTTGACTCTTGGTCAACATTATTGTCTTTGGCTGACTCATAGAGTCGTTTTTCTGCATACCAGAGCACGGCCTGCAAATCGGCCATTGTCAGTTCAGCATAAGCCGGATCGGCCTGCAACTCAGCCAGGATCTGGGCAAAGACGGAGCGGATGTAGGTGCGCTCGTGCGGTCCAGCCGGGGCTTCCTTTTGGCCGTCGTTGTACTTGGCCAGGCTGTTGCCAGCCTTGCGAATCTCCTCGCCAACCTTGGATTCGTTCATCTGCTCGCGCAGTTTCGGGTCCATGGATGCCTTCTGGATGGCGTCAGCCAGGCGATTGATTTCGGTGTTGGCAATGTCCAAGCCAATGATGTCAGACAGGCGCTTGGCTTGATCTGGCGTAGCACTGCGCACAGACGCATCCAGCCTGGCTGTGGCAGTCTCAATATTCTTTGGCAAGGTCTTGATCAGGGTGCCAGTCCAGCGACCCCAGGTGCGGATCAGCCAGCGGTCCATGGTCAGCGATGTGAAGTCGCCGTACAAATTCGAGAAGAAGCCGTTGCCAATCTTTGGCCCAATGATGGCCGAGCCTTTAACCATGGTGTCGGCATGCTCGCCGCCTGGCTTCAACTCCTTGCTGATTGCGCTTATCTCGCCAACCGTGAAGTTGGTCTGCATGAACTGGCGCAGGTTCTTAATGCCCCAAGAATCAACCAGGGTGTTGAACAGTGCAAGCGAATCGTTGATCGCATTTTGCGCCTGCCCACCCTTGATGTTGGTGGGCATGACCTTGTTTTGCTTGTAGTAACTGTAGGCCTTTTCGGCCAACTCAAAGTTCTTGTCGACCTTCAGGCCGTTGGATGTGACAGCCAGCGCCCAGGTAAATGCAAAGCGTGCGTCTTCATTGGTCGCGATCTCAGGATGGACCAGCGCCATGACGGCCAGTGCCTGGCGGGTTTTCTCGTCGTACCAGCCGATCGCATTCGGGTTTTGCTCAAGGGCAAACAGTGCATCCTTGAGGCCGACGCGAACCAGGTAATCAGTAGTCTGAGGCGATGGCACAGAGACATCGACACCAGCGGCACCAGCGGCTTCTTGCACCGCTTTCTGGATAGCCAACTTCAGGTCGCGGCCTTTGTTCCACACCTGGCTCTTGGCCACTTCAAGCGCAGACTTCAGTTCTGCCTGGTCGTCGACAGTTTCAGGGATGTCGGCTTGGGCCTCGATCGCGGCCACATCATCAGCCACAGCGTCTTCTTCGCTGTTGACAGTGTCGGAGTCAGTCAGCGATTCGGTTTGTTGTACAGGCTCCTGGGCACCTTGGCGCAGAATGTCAGCGTTCTCGCGGGACCAGGTGCCATCATTGAATGGCGACTTGACTGCGGCAGGATCAAACACAACGATCTCGCGTGCGTCGGGCGCGACCTCGAGGATTACACCGTCGTAGCCCTGGGCCTGCAATTCAGCAGTGAATGCGTCAGCGGCTTCGCGGCCACCAGCACGGATGCGAGCCTTGTCCTCCATGGTGGCCATGTAAGGGTTTTCCAGGCGTGCATACAGCGGCATGACATTCTCGCCGTCCAGGCCGGTGCGGCGTTTCTGCATGGCATAGACCTCGGCCATGTCTGCGCTGTCAGTTAGGTATACGCCAGTGCCAAGCCAGCCAGAATCTTTGCGGTTTGGATGGTCAGGATCGAAAGCAGTGACATTGTCTGCTGTGCCGTGGTACAGCATTTTCGGACGGCCTTGTTCACTCTGGAACATAGATGCGCCAAACCAGTTGCGGAATGCGTCGCTTTCGGTATTAACCTGCTGGTTCTGATTGAACAGAGCCATGCCACCAACTTGACCTTCTGCTCGTTCGACGCGGTACATGTAGCGGTCGTAGAACTCGGTCGGCATCATCTTTTTCGATGCCGCCTGCGTTATAACAAAGTCACGAACTAGTTGTGCGTTGATGCGTGCCGCGTTGTCGGTGTATTGCTTGGTCGCCTTCAGTTGCTGAAACATTGTGGTTTCGACCTGGCGTGCCGACTTCATAAACTCTTTGTTGGTTATCTCGACTTTGGCGTTTTCCTCCATCTGAGTCTTCATGATCTCAGCCTGGTTGTCGATAAACTCGCGTGCCTGGCGACGCGTCATCGTCTCGCCCTCGATGCGCAAGTCATCGATCAGCGCAGTGCTGAACTCAGTTGGCGCAATGTTGGTTTGGTACTCAGTCACCGGAATGGCAATGTCGCCACCAGTTGCAATGGCCGTGTCAAGTTGATCACGCACAGAAGGCGACACCTCTGCCACACGCTCGGCTAGGCCAGACTGCTTGAGCGTCTCGCCGCTGATGAAGACCGTATTGACATCAGTCTCTTGCGTTACTTGACCGATCCATTCGTTGAATGTTTCTGCACTGCGTGCTCGCACTTTGCTGGCGCGTGAAAATTCTTGCACTTTCTCAAATGCTTTGGCACTGCGCTCGGCAGACTCTGCCTGCAACATAGTGCTCTTGTAGTTGCCAGGAATCTCAACCAAAGCGGTCGGCAATTCAAGCACCGCCTCAAGCAACACTTCGCCAAGTTTGATTTTTCCTTCAGTGACAATCTGCGCGGTCGCTTCACCAGCGGCACCGCCAGCCGCTTGCAATGTTGATTCGCCAGCAACCCTTGTCGCAACACTAGCCACAGTTGGCTTTGCGCCAGCCAAAAGTTTTCCTGCAAGACCAGCAGTCAAAGCGGAAAAAAATGCAATAGGAACACCACGACCAACTGCCTTTTCTCTTGCCTCTTTCATTGCTTCTTCATCTGTCAATACTCTGTAAAGAGCATCAGTTGAATTCAACTTTTCAGCCTTTGAAGTTATGACTTCGTCAATCGTAGAAAAATATTCATTAAAGTAGGTAGTCCCATAAACAGCCGCCGCTCTACGAATTGCTTGCTGAGACAAAAACGGGACTAAAGTAGATGCGCCAACTGGTCCAGTTGCAGTAACTGCGGCAGTTACCGCCAGGCCTGGAGTTGCAAGACCAAGTGATTGAAGAGCCACCTCTTTGAGGGCCATCGGATTGCGCCACATAGCAGACGCAAACTCTCCAATACTTTCGGCTTCTGAAAGTTCTGTGATGCCCCTTTGAATTTCTGGTGGCGTTGGAAACTTTTCAACATTGCGCTGATAATTTTGCAGGTTGATTTTTTGCTGGATCTTTGGATCGTACGAAATGCCATTGGCTTCAGCCGCCGCCTGTTGGCGTGAGCGTAAGCCTTTCATCATTGCCGTGCCTTCGACAAACATGCCGATGTTCTTTTTTGCTCGTGCGTAACCTTGCTGAAACGGCTCAGTTATTTCTTCCAGGAAGGATCGCTCGATCGGCCTGATCGTTCCGTATTCGCGCTCGATGCCAGCCAGGTTCGGCGCATCATCATGCGAAACTTTTGCGTTGTTTGGATTGCTCAACCATTGGCCAAGCAAAGGAGACTTGCGCAGAGTTTCATCAAACTCATTAAGTTGCACATTGCGATTGACTTGAGCGTAGTTGCGCTGAACGATGTCAAGCGGAACGCCAGACTTCCTCGACAGATTGCTTGCACGCGCTACTTCGTCAGGATTGGAGTCAAGCGATTGATACAGGCTGGTGCGCAATTGAACGCGCTGACCGCTCACAACATTTGCGGCGGCTGTGTCAATGTTTGGCGCTTTGATATTGCCAGCAACTTTTGCGGCGGCTGATTCAAAGTCATCATCAGGTGCTTGCATCATCTCGTTGTTTCCTTTTACTTCGGCTGGATTCCGTAGGTTTCGAACAGAACCGCGTCAATTTGTGCTCTCGTTGGGTTTGACACGCCATTGCGAATGAGTGCATCGCGTGCTTTATTCCGTTGAGGCTCAGTAAACTCTGGCTTGAATTTGTTTTCTTCGCCGCGAGCGCGTGCTTCAAAGCGGTATAGGTTCGGATCTGGGCGATACCAGGAGCCAGTAAGAACCTCGCCCTGTATCACAAGGCCATCGATTACACGCTGGCGCTCCGCTTGGTTGAGTTTTCCACCCTTCTCAACTTGCGCCGCAAACAATGCCTTGTTCGCTTCAGAAGTAAACACACCGGCCTGCGTATCTTTCAAGCCCAACTGCTTGATCGTTGCGCCGATTTGCTGTTGAGTAGTCACCGCTTCTGGCGCTTCATTCTTTGTGCCAATCGTGCGTTGCAGATTGATGAAGTGATTGCGGTCACCAGGTGACAACAAATGGAAGTATTTGCGCAAGTCAAACTTGGCTGGATCTTTGAAGTCTGGGTTGTTCATTGACTCTTTTGTCAATGCGTAATAGGTGTCTGGGTTTGTCCTTACCTCGGTGCCTTTTTGCTTTGCCTCAATGTCTGCTCTTGCTGTGCGTTGCAGGCTTGCTAAATCTGCGCCGTCCATTCCTGCAAGAACAGTTGGTGGGATTTTTGAGAAATTGCCAGTCTCAGCGTATACGCGCCAGGCCTTGTCTTTGGATTCGTTTTGAGATTCACGAATGATTGTCGTGCGCTCATTTTCAAAAACTTTTAGGCGCTGAACAACTTGGTCTTCATCTCTTCCAGACAAAGTATCACGCGCTTTTTTCAATGCCGCCGCGATGTTGCCGCCAGACTCTGACCAGATTGTGTCCGCAAGAGTCTGTTCACGCTTGTCTGATGTGCCAATCTCCAGTGCCTTATTTGCACGCTGGAAAGTTTCTGGCGTCATCTCGTTGCCGTAGCGTTGCAAGTAGTCGCGTGCATTGTCCAAGTTCTGGCCATCGATCGCGGCCTGCACTGCTTGGCCATGGATCGAGTTGGTCGCCTTCAAAATCAATTGTTGGCGTTGTGCGCTGTCTGCTGGGTAGCCAAGTTTGTCGGCAAGAATTCCTGCTTCTTTTTTGGCCGCGTTGTAATAGATCGCAAAGTCGCCCTGAGGATTTCGAAACCCAGCAGAATAACGCACAGCATCAATGACAAATGTGTCGACCTTTGCGCCAGTCTCTTTGATGTCAAACTCGCGTTGCTCTGTCAGTGAATGTCGGATCATTGCGCTGTTAGCACTGCGCATGCGGACAGCCGCAGAGTTCTTAAACATGATCCTTTGAACATCGTTCTGCGCTTTGCCCATGATGTCTGTCATGGCCGCATCGATGTCGGTGCGCGTCTTCATCAAATTGTCGACAGCGTCCTTACCTTTGGTGGTCAGGTATTTTGTTTCAATTACATCTGCTTGTGCCGCAAACTGGTTGTACAGGCTTTTGGACTCTGCATCATCAATCTCGCCTTGCAGACGGTCGGCGATTTTCATCACAGTCGTACCAAACGACTGAACAGCCTGGCCAGTTTTTTGAATCTGCTCGCCAGTGAAATTGCGCATTGGCTCCACAGTGGGAGCCTGGAACGCAGGCATGTTGCCTACGCCTGCTTCTTGAGTTGGTAAATCGTAAACTGGTACTGTTGCCATGATGAATCCCTATTAGTATTCGACGCCAAGTTTCGCGGCCATTGCGGCGAGTTTGCGATCCTGATACCAGGCGTTTGCTACCGACCCAGCACTGCCAAGCAGGCTAGATGTTGCCGCCATGGAAGGGCTGATGGTGCGCGATGATGCGTAGAGATTTTCAGACGACACATCTTGAATGGCCGCTTGTGTCATGTAGTTCTGGCGCTGGAGTCGTGCGGCTTCGGCACTGCGAACAGTTTCCGAGTTGACGGTCAGCATGTCGATCTCTTTCATGAGGTCGGTTGTTGCAATCGTCTCAACAGCACTTCCGACGCCCAGGTCAATACCTCGAGCGGCCATCGATGCACGCTGTGAACTCTTGATCTTGCCAGCACGCAGACTTACCTGGCCCTGCTTGAGGTTGCCAGCACGCATGATCTGCTCGGCTGTGAACTCGGCCTGCACTGCATTGATGCGCGAAATGTCGGCTTGAAATGCAAGGCTTGAAGCCTGCGATTCAAGTTGCAGTTGTTGACTCTTGGCGTTGAAGTAAGAGCCGATAGCGCCTTGCACAGCGCCTGCAACGGCAAAGATCCCGCCCAATTGGCTTGCCTGTCCAGGGGTCAAAAAGGTGGCCATAGATCAAATCTCCTGTGTGGCCTGGGCTGTGCGGGATGTGTTGACCTTACCTCCACAGCACCAGACTATTGCATGGTTGAACATTAACGAGGCGGCTGGATCTTACGGGTACCTTTACCCACCGATCGCAACCTCGAGCGTCATGCCGACAATCGTCAGCGGTAGCGGATCGCTTTGCCTGATGTAGACCTGTCCGCTGTCAAGCCAAGACGGGGTCAGCATGATCTGGATTTCTTCGGTTTTGAGCGCAGGCGGCGTGCCGTACGGCTCAGTTGTCCGCTGTTTGGCTTCGACCAGGTTCTCTGGGTCTGGACCAATGAAGATGCCGGAGGACTGATACACACGAAGCCAGGCCTTGTTGACATTCTTGTACCGGCCTTGGCCCATGCCGTTGTCGATGCCCATGGCCAGCGGCAGGCTTTGCAGATCTGCCTCGATGGGTAAACCAATGTGGATGATGCTCGACGCCCGGTCAATCGTGATCGCGCCACTCGTCACCACCTTCTGTGGTTGCACAGCGCCGTCAGCCAGGATCGAGACGGTTTTACCCTCGAGCCAAGACAAGCCGCTGATGGTGTTGCGTGCAAACGAATACAGGGCCGTGGCGGTGTTTCTGAGGGCGGCAGGTAGGATGACATCAACTCGAGCCGTTGCGACCGTTGTGGAGGTCGTAGAGCGGATTGTGAGGCGGTACTTGTTGCCAGCAGAGTCAGTCAAGACGATGGCGTCGCCAATATCGCCAGTGCCAGGGTAGGTAAAGATGGCCGTCGATGCTGTGATCGTCAGCACATCAGCCGGACCCCAGGTCGTGCCGCCGCTTACCGTGACCGTGGTGGCCGTGGTGTTGGTGCCGTCGTATGTTGCGCCTGAGTCAACAAAGAATGCGTCTTCGAGCGAATCGAAGTGGCGGCTGGCCATGCGCTCGATGTAGCGCACTGTGTTGCCGTTGACCACCCGGCGCACGATTACATACAGGCGGTCTTCATTGCCTTCGGCCACGACTGTGCAGGACTCGAACACACCATCGGTTTCGTGTTTGTGCCAGGCACCGATCTGTTGCTCTGGGACATAGGTCAAGCCAAGCAACATGCCAGAAGTCGACACAAACCAGATCATCTGAATTGGCGCTTTGGCAAATGCCATGTCCGAGATCTCGAAGTTGTCAAACAGATGAGCCGAGCGGATCGACATGTCGTTGGTGATAAAGCCGTTGGCCTGCCAGTTGTAGCCCAGTTCACGCACATGGCCACCGCGTGCGGCGCAGTACAGCAATGCGTTGTTGATGATCACCGGTTGAACATTCGATGAACCGATGTACGACTGTGGTCGAACGGAGATCGTGGTCGGCGTGATCTCGTCACTGTTGAGCGATGACACGCGCCATTCAGCAGAGCCGGTCAGCAACAGCAACTGTGTGAGCGGAACGATGTGGCGAATTGTGTTTGCTTCACGAGCGGCCACACGGAACTCGATGCGGTCGTCATCACGAATTGGCAGGCCGTAACTGAGGTTGGACTCAGTGCCTGACTTGGTCATCCAGATCTTCTGCGGCTCATTGATGGTGCCAGCAAAACAGCGACGCTGTTCGAAGTACGAGACTGCGCCAGGGTAGTTGCTTGAACTGGTGAATTCGTTGTCGTAGTTGGGAGGAGTAATCGACAGATCCGGCGCGATGTTGTTGTCAACAATGCTCGTGCCAGTCGTGCTTCCGATGTAACCATACAGACCACCCAACAGTTTGTAGACTCGATAGCGTGCGGCACCACCAACAGCAGACCAGGAAATCGTGTTCGTTGCACCGGTCACATAAATGTTGTTGGTCACAGAGGCAACAGACGACGACACAGACTCGCCAACCTCATCAGAGGCAACAGCAGTGACCACATAACTCATCGTCTCGTAGGTGTCTGCGTTGGTCGACGACGATGCAGGGATGTATCGCGTTGCAGTCACCCCACCAGGAGCAGAGATCGGTGCGCCAAAGTTGACAGTGGTCAAGGTCCAACTGGTTGCGCCAAGGCGTCGCAGTTCACGCGGCGCGTAGTTCGGATGCACCAGCGTCATCACATCGGCAGACTGAACATAGTGAATGTCAAACAGGTCCGCTTCTGCGTAAGGGTTTGCAATCTCATACGGCGAGCCGCCAGACATCAGCGTCGCGCCCTGCGTATGGAATCGGATGTAGCCCGCGCCGAGTTCGATCACCATGGTTTGCGTGGTCGAGTAAGTGAACGGGATGAGTCGCGTGCGCTTGGTGCTGTCTTTGACTGCACGCACAAACGCTGTGCCTGGCCGGTTCTCGGCTGGGCCTTGTGGCGTCGCGACGAAGTTCTTCATCGTGGCCGCGCCGGTCTGATACTTCACATCATCGATGCGGCCAAACATCTCTGGCGACATCTCGCCGCCAGCAAACGAGCGTTGCAGTGTGCGTACATTAGGCATTCTTATCTCCCTGCAATCCAGGGCACGATCTGCTCTGGCTTGATGTTGCGTGCGTTGGAGTCAGCCTCCATGGCTTTGCCAAGGTACAGCGTGGTCATGGCAATGCATCGCTTGCCTTCTGCCGCGCCCTGGTCACCTTTGATCACTGGGCCAGCCAGCATCGATGCCAGATGCCACGACAGCGTGATTGTGAACAGCGGGGAAAACTTGGTAGCGTCTGTGATCTTTGCGTGGTATCGAAGCACGGCCTGCTTTTGGTTGGTCAGAATAATCTCTGATCCATCAGCGGCAACCTCGACTGCAAACTTCTGCGGTACATACTGGCCAGCGGCCACAGACGGCGAATAGTTGGTGTAGAAGTCCGGGTAGGTTTCCGGTGTGAATGTGGTGCTGTAATCATCGCGGGCCTCGGGCGGCAACACAGCGATGATGTCATGCGCATCACCAGGCATGGCGTATGCGTATTGCCACATGGGCCAAGTGTTTTCAACCTCGGCACCGTATGCGCGTTTGGTTGCAAACGACCAACTGTGCATCTCGAGCAAAGTGTCTCGTGCAATTGGGTAAAAGCGTTGGCAGTGCTCTGCCTGCGCAGATCCTTCTGGCGGATCAATACTTGCGATGGTGGCGTTGTCGCCGAGGTGCGCCAGCGCAAGGTTACAGATGTCGACAACTGATGCCATCATGGCCTCCTAAATGTAAAAAGGGGACCGTGGTTTCCCAGCGGCCCCCCGTGACTTACGGCTTCCGATCAGGAAGGATTACACGGAGCCTTCAACCGACTCGCGCTTGGCCTTCGGCGTCCACTTCTTTTTATCGGAAGCGTCAACCTTGGCATCATTGCCTTCGTCGTCCACAGGAACCAAAGCGGCTCCAGCAGGACCATCATAGTCAACAATCTCGCCTTCATTACGAAGACCGTTGTTGACAAAGCAGGGCGCGATTACTCGGTATTTAGGCATGCGTAATTCTCCTTATCAGACCACAGTGAAGCCAGAAGCGTAGAACTTCTTGCCGTCTTGAACATCCATCACCATGTCAGCGGTGACCTTACCAGCAGAGTTGGTACCGGAGACAGTGTAACGAGCGCCGAGGTAACGCTTGCCGAGCGAAGCGATCTGCGGGTTCAAACGCACGGCAACATTGGTGCCTAGCGTAAGACTTGCAGTCACGATCGCGCCGGAAGCGCCAATCACCACGACATTGCTCGAGAGAGCGGCGTTGTCAGCGATGATCACTTCGAAGTTGGTAGAGGTACCACCAGCGAAGGCTTCGGTCATTGCGAAGTTCATGTAAAGGTCGCCACCTTCACCAATGTCGCGAGCGACAGACAGGTCGACAGTATCAGTCGACACAGCGGTGGTAGTAACGGCCTGTGCGTCAGAGACGCGGAGCAATTTATCGGTAATCATGGTTTGATCCTTTCAGGGTTAAGTTGACCAATTAAGAAATGGCCGCTTCGGTATTGAGCAGAGCATCAACACGACGGAGCGGAACGCCCAGGAAGGACAGCCAAGAGTAAGGCATACCGAACTGGCTCAAGCCTTCGTTGATCTTCAAGACATACTGGCTCTTGTCCAATGCCGCGATCGACAGACCAGAGTGAACGGTGCGGTTCATGTAGAACGCGGCACGACCCATGGCCATGTTAGGAATGCGGTACAGAGCACGAGCCATCAGTTTGATGATCGCAGTTGCGGCGGTAGAAGCCTGGGTGCCAGTCTGTGCAATCAGGTCAGACACATCGATGTTCGCGATGCGCACGACATAACGCCAGTCTTTCACGACCAGACCGTTTTTCCACTGGTAACGAGTAGCCAGGGCTTGCATGCGAGTGCCGTCGCTGTTGTAGACGGTTTGTTCGCCGAGGTCTTCATGAATCAGACCAGCCTTGGAACCCTTAGGGAACGGGCAGTACACAGTGTTGTCGCCCCACACAACGAGGTAGATCGAAGTGTTGTCAGAGCCAGAGCCACCAGCCTTCAGAATGTTCTGACCGTTGGCGGCGGTGCTGTCGCTGTAGCGAGCGGCAAGACCCAAGAACTGCTTCGGGTCAACACCAGGGTTGCCGTAGAACAGAGTGGTTGCTTGAGTTTGGTTCATCGCTTCCAAGAAAGCGGTGTCTTCAGACAGGCGGAATTGAGCGGTGTTGCCGTTCAGCATAGCCAAGTCTTTGTCCACTTCAGAGCGGGCTTCCAAGATGCCGCAAGCCTCGTCCACTTGTGCAGTGGTCGATTTGCTCGAAGGGATACCTTGGTTCAGCGCACGCCAGTAGACAGTGGGCAGACCAGTGCGGATTACGACGCGTTCGCCGGTAGGCAGGTTGCCTTCCTTGAACACGCAGTCTTCCAAGATTTCGTTGCTCTGCGAAAGCAGTTCGGCAACGACGGGAACTCGACCGTCCGGGTCGACGCGTTTGGCCCAATCGGCCAGGGTGAGAGAGTTGTTCGACAAAGTAGCCATGATGGACTCCTATTAAGTTTGCTGATTTGAATAGAGCGCGGATGCCAAGTCGTTGAAACCCTTGGGGCCAGATTTCTGACCGCCTCGAGTGCCACCGACAAAGCGGTCCTCACTGATTGCTTTGCCTGCCCTGTACATCAATCGGATCATCTCCGGGTGATTGCCCAGGCCAGACTCGTTCAACAACTTGCGCAGTTCTGGCGTACCGAAAGAGTCGAGTGCCTTCTTCGCCACGACCAGGTTATCGTTGAGTTTGTCACCCCCGAATTCCTTGTCGGTGCGAGCGGACTCAGCCCACTCGTTGCGCACATTTTCAAGTGCCTGCATCTGACGCTCCAAGATCTTTGGTGCGACTTTGTCCAGCACTTTCTGCGCGGCATCTTGCGGCAGATCCAATTCCTTGGCGATTTCCGAGAATGATTTCATCACCTCAGGGTCGAACTCTTGGCCTTCTATAGCCTGGAATTCATACGCTTCCGGCGCACCCTGTTTAGAGGTGTTACCGGCCTTGTCGCCATCGGCATTGCCAGTGTCCTGGCCATCCTGGCCAGCCTGCTGGTTCTGCTTACCGTCAGCCTGTTGTTGTGATGCCTGTTGCTCGCCACCCGTCGGTTGCGTGCTCGAGGCGTCTTGCGATGCGGGCGTGCCTTCAGTGGTCGTTGCGGCTTGATCCGTCATCAGCGATTCTGTCATTGGATTGCTCCTTTACCATTTGTGGATATAACTCAGGGCAGAGAGTGTGAACCATCGAAAGCGTGCGAAGCCCGAAGTTCCTGTTACCTTCTGCGAATGCCATTTGCATCGAGTTGGTATTGAACGACAGACGGAACACGCCCGACTGATCCAGAAGACGCCACACTACACGGCGTCCCCTCTTGCTACCCATGAGCCACTTGAGGTCTGCCTCTTCATTCTCGCGGGCAATCTTCTCGCGCACTTCCCTGTCGGCTTTGGCGCGTTCTTGCCCTTTGAGATCGATCGGGTCAAATTCTTTGCTCATGTCGCCAATCTATCTATGGCACATCTGGATACGGGTACCGTCATGCCGCAACTTCATGCACAGACAGGTAAGCAGACGGTGTGGCTGGTCGTGCCGGAGACACGCTTGCAGGGTTGTAGTTGAATGTGACCTGCGCATTGTCAGTCATCCACATGACCTGGATGTACTGGCCAGCGTCCATCGGGCCAAAGTAACTGCGCTCAACCACCAATGCACCAGGCAAGCCGCCATGGCTTGATGGGACGCTGTACCTGGTCAGGCTGTTTGGAATGTCAACGCCATCAATCCTGCCCCACAGCCAGAAGTTGTGAGCCTGGCTATCGGCGTTTTCAACCTGGGCCGTCAATGTGAATGAGAACTTGCCAGCACGATCAAAGGTGATCTTGTTGGTGTCCACCATGCGCACGCCCTGCTCAATGACTGGTGTGTTGAATCGAATTGGGTTGGCTGTGTTGATGCCATCAGACTGGTCGGCCAGATCGTAGAACAGGCCATAGTTTGATGCCCTTGACCAATAGAACTCAGACCCATCAGGATCTTTGACGCCAATGATGTCGCCAGTTGTGTCGTCGTACAGCCAGGGAGCACCCTGATATTTTTGGCGTGCCATTATTTTTTGTCCTTGTCTTTGCCGTACAACTTTTCAGCGGCGGATTCTTTGAAGTCTTTGCGGGTAGGCGCACCTTCTTCGCCAGGCTTGCGCATGCGCTCACCTGATCCCTGCTCGATGCGCTTGCGCTTGGCGTGGATGTTGGCCCAAAGTCCTGGTCCTGGCATGGCCTACCCCTTCTTCTTTTCTTTGTCTTTGGCCGGGTACATCTTCTCGGCCATCTGAGAAAAGTCGCGACCCACAGACTGAGGCACATCCACCTTCTTGGCGAACTCCTTGTTGTGGGCCACGGCCTGCATGAACCGAGCCTGCTTCTCAGACTTGGCTGGCATGATTACTCGCCAGAGCCGTAGAGCATGGTCGATGCATCGGCATTGCGTTGTTGCTGGTTGCCCTGGATCTCCATGTCGGTGATCTGCAACTCGATGCCAATGTCTTCGCCTTGGCCTTGAGTCTCGTATGCACGAGTCATCTTGACATAGGCTTTGGCCATGATGGTCATCTCGGTGCCAACCTTAGGCAATGCAGTGATGCCAAGTTTCTCGAGTTCGTCCTTGCCCAGGCTGATGCACAGGCCGTATGGGTAACGCGGCTCGTCGGCCTCGTATTCGCCGGGCATCTCTTCGCGCTCGGCGGCTTTTTGCATATTGATCATTGCCATTTGTCAGTCCTTTCAGGGTGTGTTGTAGCCGGAATACATATCGATCACATTGGTCAAGGCGCTTGGCTCGACGGTCTTTGCCGCCGCCAGATCCTTGGCCGTTGCCGCTTGCTGTTGCATTGCGGCCATTTGCTCTTTTGCCGCGAGTGCTTCGTTGCGTTGGTTGCGAAGCATTGCGACCTGGTCACCGGCCACGATCATGTTAGGGTCAACGCCCAGCATGTCGGAATATGCATCGACCCACGCGTCGCCGTTGAACTTATCGAGCACCTCGGGCTTCATGCCTGCGACCACACCCAGGTTGCCGACGAATCGGTCAACGCTGTTGGTGCCGATCGCACGCTGTGCCTGGGCCAGCATCGATACGAACTCGACCGACAGTTCCATGCCCTGCAGTTCGGGCGGAGGTGGCAATAGCACACCGGCCTCGACCATGCGAGTGAAGGTCATGTCGATCAATGGGGACAGCAGTTCGTTGTGCAGGCGCTCGAGCACAGGTCCAAGCATGAGCAGTTTCTCTTCGTGACGCTCGGCCACTTCGGTTGCTGTCATGCGAGTGTCTGTTGCGTTGGCCAACATCAAGAACAGGTCAGCATAGAACGCGCCACGGATACGCTCGCGGCAATCCATGATGTCGTTGAGCAGGTACTGCAAATTGAGGTTGACCTCAAACGCAGACTTGATGCCGCCGCTCGGTGAGTTCGCGTCGACAAACGAGACGCCGCCAGGCAGAGTCTCGACATCGCGGTTCTTCATCGAAGTCGGAACCTGAAGCGGTGGCCGCACCTGGTAGTCGATCGCTTGTGCTTTGCGCAGTTGCTCGTGCTGAAGTTGCTTGACATCGCCGAGCGCCTCCATGCCAGGGCTGTTGCCGTAGATGTCGCCGCCAGTGGTTTGCCAGCGAGGGGCCACAGCAGGGAACACCTTGAAGCCAGACTCGCGCAGGAACTTGTTGTTGTCGCCGCCAACCTCGAAGTGATACGAGGCATACGGCATGTTCAAGTTGTCGCGCTTGCGAGTGTCACGCAATGAGCGAGGCTCGATCGCATGGATGATTGGCACCCATTGATCAAACGAGCCACGGTCGTACATGTTGCGCACGGTGGTCGAGCAGTTCTCGCGCCCGAACTCTTGCACCACTTCGGCCACAGTCTTTTCGTATTCGCGATAGACGGTGTCGACCTGGCCCTGGTAATTCGTGGCGATGCAATACTCGCCGCAGGTCAGGGTGTAGTGGTGGATCACATTGTTGAAGTCAGGCAGGATGATCGACACATCAGTGCCGAACGCGCCCAGTTCTTCGTACATCGAGTGCAGTGATCGGTAAGTGTTGGACCGCTGAAAGACAGTCTGCATGCGACGCGTCGTGTCATCAAGCCATACCTTCACAGGCTGGTACTTGTTAAGTTCAGGGTCTGCCGTCGACAGACGGAACCATGGGCGTGCAGGCGAAGTTGCACCAGCCATCATGCCAGCGCCAAGCACACGCAGTGCGCGAGTGCCGGTGTTGTCGTAGATGTTGTTGTGCCTGCGCCAACCTTTGTCGCGGTCCTGGACGAAGTAACGACCATTGCGCGGTAGCAAGTAGGTCGTAATCTCCTGCCAGTGCGCCCACCAGGAAGCACGCTCCGATTTGAGTTGGCCCCAGCGCGTGAACAGTTTGTCCCGCGTTGGGGCGTTTGGATACGACTGTGCGTCGCTGGGGAATTGACTCATGGTTTAACCGCCGAGAAGTGTGTTTCTACCGAGGGCCAGTTGCTGGGGATCAATACCCTGCGGCCCGGTAAGCATCGTGCCACTTGAGCCACCGCCTGCGGCTGTCTGGGTATCAGCCAGAATTGCCTGCGTGTCGGGACGCTTTTGGTTTGCACGATTGATGTTTTGTTGAGCAGTGGCTTGCTGTTGCTCGGCCATCTGCACTTGTTGCTGTTGCACGACCTTTTGTTGCTCAAGTCCAGCCTTCTGGATCTTTTGCCCCTCTTGGCCCTGCTTGTACTGCGCGGTCGTTGCCGCCGCTACAGCACCAGCGCCTGCGGCCACAAGGGCCGTTGCTCCAAGGGCTGATGCTCCACCAGCCGCCGCCGCTCCAATTACTGCCGCTACACCCATGATGATCTCCTTTAGATCTGAACGCTGAAGATGATGTCTTGCACACCATAACCGAGTCGAGGCATCATCTTCTCCAGCGGCGTGCCAGGCTTGGCATGCCAAAGCATCAGACGAGCGCCGCGCTCTTTTGCGACCTGCTCCGTCTCGCGGATCAATCGCAGTCCAAGTCGGCCACACCTCTTGTCTTCGGTCACAAAGAGCAAGTCGTTGCTACATGTTACGAGGTCGGCGTAATGTGGATGGTTGGTCACGACATTCACCGAGTACCCCACAATCCGCTCGCCTTCAAACGCACCCAGGATCAACAGCATGCCGTTGGCCTCGAGGTTTCGGTACTTCTGCTCATCGGGCTTGAGCACCATCACCTGCTTGTTCAGGGCGATCTCATCCCAGTGTTCAGAGAACAAAGCGCCTGCATTCGCAAGCATCTCGTCGACATTGGAAGGTCGGATTTCAGTCATGGGTTCCCCACTATTGACGCCACAGTAGTGGCTGAATTATCGGATACGGGTACCTGGCGCATCGGAAATCGCGCAGTGACTGCGTCGATGATGATGTGAATGCGGTCGGTGTCGCTGTCGTTGCGTGCTGAGTGCTTGACCTTGTGATCAAACCACCATGCCTCGCCTGGTGCGAAGTGCTGAGTGTTCGGGCCTGAGGTCAGCGTCGCTTGCTCGTTGCCTGTGACGGCCACATGGAATCGTGCGTAGTGGTCGGCATAGGTGCCTTCATCAATGTGCGGCGTGACCACGCCACCAGGCTTGAGTTTGACAATCAACACGCGGCCAAGTTCCTGGACCTGGAGCGCATCGGTCAGCAATGGCCGGAGCACTGGCACCAGCACATCGGCCAGCGTATCCATCACCGGGTAGTCGTATGCGCCAGTGTGGAACATGTAGTAGTAGGGCGTGAACTTGTACGGGCCACGAGGGTAGATGCAATGTGTGTCTTTATGTGCCGTGCCGCTGTACTCCTGGCGGGCTGTGATCTCGTCCCACAAGTGCGGCATCTCCTCGAGCCTGGCCCGGATCGGTTCAACATCGAGGCCGGTGGCCACCCGCTCAAAGGTGCGCATATGGGTCATGGTCTTTGCCTCGCTTGTAGTTGCCCAGTTCCTGCATGATCGACCGCTTTGGTGTGTCCATCAGCGCCAGGCAGTAGGCCGACGCATAGTCAGGCGAGCGCCCGATCTTGTCGAGAATCTCTTCCCGGCTGGCCACGGCCACGGTCTGGCCCACCAGTTTCCAGGTCGGTGCGCACAAGTCGGCCAGCAGGCGTTGATCTGGTGGCAACGATATGCCGGTGTTGTTGGCTGGGTCCAGTGCCTCACGCATGCGCCACCACAGTTCACTGCGTTGATTCTTGAATCGCAAGCGCCCGCTCTTGTCCATGCCCAGGGCTGACTCGGCCACATTGACGCCCAGCACTTGCTGGCCCATCTCGTTCAGGAAGTCGTACGGGCTGGAGCCGACGCCAATCACATCGATGTGGATCGGGGCGCGGTCGCGGATGGCTGACACCACCAGGCCAGCGATCGTCGGTCCGTCTGGTGTCTGCGTGCCAGGGTATGCCAGCGGTTCATCAAACCACATGCCGTGCCGCCTGGCCAGGATCGTGTTGTCTTTGCCACCTCGGGCCACATCGACGCCCAGGCTGTCCATCGGCAGGAGTTTGTCAGGACGCTTCCAGCGGGCCATAGCGGCCTCGGCCCAGGCCGTGGGCACCACCTGCCAGGGATCGTCCTCCATGCCTGCCTGGAAGTCGCCATAGAGCATCTGTGAGCGCAGTGGCTCGGGTAGTGATTGCAGTTGTGCCATGTAGCCGGTCCCCATCAAGTAAGGGTTATCACTGATTCGTGAAGGAATGAAGGTCCGGGACAGTGGCTTGATCTTTTCCCCGTTGTGCTCGAACTCCTCGCCAGACTCGACCTCGACATCTTTGCCGTCGACAGTTGCAAACCATCGCAACTCGCCAGGCTCTGCCGGGTTCGGGTGTTTCTTGTCCAGCCAGGGCGCAAAGAACTGGATGATCCAGCGGCCCTCGGCTGTCGTTGGTGGGTTGAATGTCAGCAAAGCCTGGCATCTCTGACCAGGCACTGTGGTACGCAACCAGCCAAGCAGAAAGCGCACGGCTGACTCGCGCATGTTGGCCGCTTCGTCAAAAACCAGCAGGTCATGCGGTCGACCTTGGTACTTCTTCTCGTCGTCTGGGTTTGGGAACGATCCGAACTCGACCTGGATGGCCACGCCATCAGCACGCCTGGTGCGCCAGATGTTGTCCTTGCCGTTGTAGCCATTGCGGCCACCAAGCAGTTCGGTGATGCGGTCCAGCACGCCGGTCAACTCGGTGCCGTTCAATCGGAAGATGCCGATCTTGCGGTGCTGTGTCAGGCTCTTGCCGCAGGCCAGGTCAGTCTTGCCTCCACCCGCCGCGCCGCCGTAGCCGATGATGTCGGCCTGGCTTTCAAAGGCCAGCGTTTGCGGCCCAGGCAAGGGTCGCCAGATCGTCTTGTCGCTGGTCAGCAGGGAGTCGAGTTCTGCGCGTTCCTCGTCAGTCAGATACGCCAGCAAGGCTGGGTCAAACGCCGCCGCCATTCTTGGCTTTCCGCGCCTGGGCTGTGGCCAGGATCGCTTGCAGTTTTGCCGCACGCTGGGTGTCGTCCATTGGCTCCATCAGCGGGTTGTCGGGGTCACCAGCCAGGGTGGTGCGGTCGCCGTATTTCTTCGGGTTCCACTTGGCCAGCAACTTGAGCCGGTACTCGGCACGGTTGCGAAGCCAGGCCACATGGGCGCTGTCGTACTTCGGATTGTCGCCACCAGTCATCTCTGGCTCGGTGTCGATGATCTCGAGCGCGTCGTCAGCAATGCAGTCATGGCCGATCTCACGCGCCTGCGCGAAGCGTTGAGCAAACTCCTTGTCTTTCCCCATCCAAAGGTACACAGTCGAGTAGTGAATGCCATTGAGGCGACACCATTCACGCAGGGTTTTGCCAGTCGTGACCCATTCGCAGATCTCGTCGGCTTTGTCCTGCGGCACTGGCTCTTGTGGCCTGCCTGGTGGTCGCTTACTTGTCTTCGCTGTCATCGATGACCTTTTTCCATCTGTCTGGGGTTTGTGCTCTTCGCTCGTACTTGCAGATTTTTTTGATGGTGCTGAGTGGGATATTAAAGATCTTGGCCAACTTGCGATACCCGACTGCGTTGTCCTCGTGCATATCGCGTATCTTGTCGATCACATCATCCGGGAGGCGGGCATTGTGGTGGGACGCCCCGATTCGGTATCCCTGCTCATTAACTGCCACGAAATGCACGCGCCTTTTCCCCTTCATCTCAACTCATCAGGCACTGCTTAACGCTTCGGAGGTTTCTTGCCTTTGTCTTTGCCGTATCCCATGATGATCTCCTGTGTCGTGCGAAATTGCACTGTGATGATTTTGCATCATCATTGAATTTTCTGCAACGATGTCGCCGGTAATTTCGAGCGCCCAATTTATTCGTTGTGGGTGTATGTTCCAACCTTCTCGAGTCATATCCAAAATCCGTTTTGCTTGTTGTAGTGCTGTCATTTTTTTCTCGTTGCGTGTATCGAGGCCATCACAGCCTTGAGTTGTTCGACGGATTTAGCGCCGCGTTTTTTTGTGCGCTCTTCGAGTTCGTCCCTGCGTTTCCACAGTGGCATCGTGAGCAGGTGCCTGGCCTCGCACTCCGTCATCCATTCCTTTGACCATGAGCCGACGACACGCCCATCGTGGAGCGTGACATCGATCTCGTACTTTTCACGGCTCAATGCTTGTTGGCCGATGCGGCCATGTGTTTGAAGTAGCCGTCGCAGATCTCGATGGCCTCACGCATCACCATGTTCTCAAAAGCCTGGTCGAGTTTATGTTCTGCGCCGTCGTCGTCATTCCAGCCAATGGCAAATGAGCACACGCCGTAGCCGTCAGGCTGGCAAAAGAATCGCAACTCAGGCGCACCTTCGTCGCTTTGTTTTTTGATCATCACGATCTGGCCATAGCGGGCCACATCAAACACTCGTGCAAATTTCATTTCTCGCTCCTCAAGTAGTAAACCAATATCGCGCCAGCAAGCGCAATTCCAATGCCGATTCCGATCAGCAGTATTCCAATGTTCATCAATGCGTTTGCCATGCTCACCTCACATATTCCAGTCTGATCGTGCGATACACAACGCCGTCGTGCCACTGCTTGTCTGTCTCGATGTCATACAGTTCGATGATGTGCTCTGCTTCAGCAAACCTGATGCGGTCGCCGCGAATGCAAAAAATGTAGATCAGCGGGGCTTTCTCCGATGAGTACGCTTCGATCAACTGAGGCAATAGCATGCGCTCTTTTTCTTTGATGTTGGGCGTGCCTTTGACATTGACTGCGAAAGTTTTTTCGTCGCGCTGGATCACATAGTCCGGCATGTTTCTGAGCACGGGGTTAAGGTTGTAGAACGCGCCGACATTGGCAAACTTTTCATCAAATCCCAGGCGTGTGCAGTTCCATCCATTGCGCTCGCACCATTGCTCAAAGATCTCTTCGCCGATGTTGACGCCAACACCTTGCCGCCCCTGGTAGTCTTGTGTCGCGTTTCCGTAGGTCATGCCCCCCTCGCTTTCAACATGGCGTCGGCCAATTGATATGCCGCAAAAGCCGTATCGCTTGGACCCATGTCAGACCGCCAGTCAGGATCGCTTGCATAACCCTGCATTGCTTTTGCCGCAAAGTAGTCGCGCAGGGTCATGCCTTCGTACATGGCGATTGTGTGCGCTGGAAACGCTGGCCCGCCTGTTTTGATGTCGTTCATAACTTGATACCTCTCACCATGTGTTGTTGATCGATGCGCTTGCAGTCGATCTCTGGCTTGTACGCTGGCCACCGACCTTCGCGCACCATGTCGCAGTAGTGGCGCTCTTGCTCGATTGCATCCTCGTAGTCCATCTGGCCAACGATGCCGAATGCCACGATGACAAACAGCGCGGCTCCAATTGCTTTGATCATGCTCATATCAATCCTTTCCAAATCCACTGACATACGGCAAACCCATTGCCCTGTCTCGTTCATAAAGTGCCTGGTGATACTCATCAAGCAATGCATGC